GGCAGAATCAGGGGCATCAACAGTAAAATCAGGGGTGGAGAAGTTCAACACACAGGTGTGGTCCCCTTCCTTAAAAAATTCGAGGCAACTGTTCGATGCTGTACGCAAAACGGTATCAGAGGAGGATCAGCTACTGTCCACTTTCCTATCTGGCATCAAGAAATCCAAGACATCCTCGTCCTCAAAAACAACAAAGGAACCGAAGACAACCGAGTCAGAAAACTCGACTACAGCATCCAGTTAAGTAAGTTATTCTATGAACGTTTTATCCAAAATAAGGAAATCTCGTTATTTTCCCCTCATGATTGTCCTAACTTGTATGAGAGTTTTGGGACCGATAAGTTTGATGACTTATATTGCCGTTACGAATCAGATGAATCCATCCCCAGAAACACAGTCGGAGCTCAAGAACTTATCCTCGACCTATTAAAGGAGAGGGCAGAGACAGGTAGGATCTATATTATGAATTTAGATCACTGCAATAGTCACTCATCATTTAAAGATAAGATTGAGATGAGTAATCTATGTCAAGAGATTACTTTACCCACTTATCCTATTCAACATATTGATGATGAGTATGGAGAGATTGCTCTTTGTATTTTAAGTGCAGTTAATGTAGGTAAGATTAGATCTGATGAAGAATTGGAAGAATTATGTGACCTTGCTGTAAGAGGATTAGAAGAATTAATTGACTATCAGAAGTACCCTGTAAAGGCAGCAGAACTTGCTACAAAGGCACGTAGAAGTCTTGGGGTAGGATTTATTGGTCTTGCACATTATCTTGCAAAACTTGGGTTTAAATATGAAGATCAAAAGGCATGGGACGCGGTACATGGATTGTCTGAGTCTTTCCAATATTACCTTTTAAAGGCATCAAATAAGATTGCACAGGAGAAAGGACACTGTACTAACTTTGGTAGAACTAAGTATGCAGAGGGAATTCTTCCTATAGATACATATAAGAAAGACGTAGACGAACTTTGTTCTCAACCACTAGCACATGACTGGGAATCTCTTAGAGCATCTATCTTGGAACACGGTCTCAGGCACTCAACATTGTCTGCACAAATGCCATCGGAGAGCAGTTCCGTTGTGTGCAATGCCACAAACGGAATCGAACCTCCTAGAGACTACTTGTCCATTAAGAAATCAAAGAAAGGACCACTTAAGCAGATTGTTCCATCTTATGGGTCTTTAAAAAATAACTATACATTGCTATGGGATATGCCTAGTAACGAGGGGTATATTAATATCGTAGCAGTGATGCAGAAATATTTTGATCAAGCAATCAGTGGTAATTGGTCTTATAATCCAGAACATTATGATAATAATGAGGTTCCTGTGAGTGTTATGGCACAAGATCTTTTGACTACGTATAAGTACGGTTGGAAGACTTCATACTATCAGAATACGAATGATATGAAGACTGATGAGGTGCAAGAAGATAAACCTAGTCTTGAAAATTTACTTGAAGAACTAAGTACTGCCGATGAGGAGGAGTGTGAATCCTGTGCCATCTGATTTAAAAGGAATGACTGTCTTCAATACTGAAGACGTAGACACTAAGAAGCAACCTATGTTTTTTGGTAAACCATTAGGAGTTCAGAGATATGATAATTTTAAGTATCCTCAATTTGAGAACTTAACCAAACAACAGTTAGGATATTTTTGGAGACCAGAAGAAGTATCATTACAGAAAGATCGTGGAGACTATCAAACACTGCGTCCAGAACAAAAGCACATCTATACGAGCAATCTTAAATACCAGATCATGCTTGATAGTGTACAAGGCCGTGCTCCTGGTATGGCTTTCCTACCTTACTGTTCTCTACCTGAGTTAGAAGCATGTATGGAAGCATGGTCTTTTATGGAGATGATCCATAGTAGATCATATACTTATGTCATTAAGAATGTATATGCAGATCCATCTGAAGTATTTGATACTATAATTAAAGAACCACGTATTCTAGAACGTGCTGCTAGTGTAACTGAATCTTATGATGAATTTATTAATGAAGCACAGCAGTGGGGTCAAAGTAGTTTGTGGAGAGATATGGATAAGTCCTTGGACACATCCTTACCTGTTTTAGAAATGAAAGAGGTGAAACGTAAACTCTATCGGGCAGTAGCTAATGTCAACATTCTGGAAGGTATTCGTTTTTATGTGTCCTTTGCTTGCAGTTTTGCTTTTGGTGAGCTCAAACTCATGGAAGGAAGTGCTAAAATCATCTCCCTTATTGCTAGAGACGAAAACCAGCATCTCGCAATTACTCAAAACATCCTTAACAATTGGAGAAAAGGTGACGATCCTGAAATGGTTTCCATTCTGAAGGAAGAAGAGCAGTGGACATATGATATGTTTAATAAGTGTGTGAATGAGGAGAAGAAATGGGCTGAGTATTTGTTTAAAGATGGGAGTATGATTGGTTTGAATGATAAACTTTTATATCAATATGTTGAGTGGGTTGCTAATCGTAGACTTAGATCAATTGGATTGAAACCACAGTATGATATACCTGCAAGAAACAATCCATTACCTTGGACAGAGCATTGGATAAGTTCTAAGGGACTTCAAGTAGCACCACAAGAAACTGAGGTAGAGTCCTATATGGTTGGTGGTATAGTTCAAGATGTTAAAAAGGACACATTTAGTGGATTTAAATTGTAGTTTATAGTTAAATATAGTATGTCAGGTTGGATTTTTTTCTTATGAACATTCCATTACTTTCAAGAAAATATCCAAGTTGTTCTTGGCCAAATAACTTATACAGAACTTACATGAACGGAAGACTTAAAAAAACTGACATGGAAGCAAGACTCCTTAATATAAAGAAGGGGATTGATGAGAAGGTTTGGTATCCTGAATGGGATAGTAAAGAAAGATGGGCAGCACAGCAAGCACTTAATAATGCCTTAGATGTATTAGATGAATTTGATTACTAAATAAAGAGAATATGAAAACTATGAAATGGTTGAAGTTGGAGTTTATGAAAACCCCTGGTTATATGAGGGTAAACATTTCACTACTGACGATATTAATGATTTCTTCGGTTTCGTCTACCGCATTACAAATAATAAGAATGGGAGAGAATACATCGGACGTAAATACTTCTGGCAATTTAGAACTCCTAAAGGAAAGAAAAGAAAAGTAAAATCTGAATCTGATTGGAAAAAGTATTATGGGTCTTGTCCAGAACTTAAAGAAGAGATTGGGAAGATGGGCAGAGAAAATTTTAGTAGAACTATCTTATCTTTACATTATACAAAAGGAAAAACAAACTTTGAAGAAACCCGACAGCTCTTTGCACACGGAGTTCTTACAGAGCAACTTGACGACGGAACACCAAAGTACTATAATAGCAACATCCTCTCAAGATATTTCAGAAAAGATTACTATGGAGAAAACGAGTGATGATCTTGTTGTAGAAGCAAGAGAGTGGTCTATGAATAAGATCAATTCTGATATTCCTATGGAGAATGTAAAGGCAATATATGAAGAGTTTCAAGAGTGGATTGATATTGATGAGGATGATGAAGACTTAGAAATTTTATCATTAGAACCTATAGATGAGGAAAGTTAGTGTAGTTGGGGGAGGTAATGCTGGAGTTTTTACTGCACTATATTTTGCTTGGTATGGACAAGATGAAGTAGAGTTAATTTATAATCCAGAAATACCTCCTGAAAGAGTAGGTCAAGCAACTCTTTTAGATCCTCCTAGAATGTTGTGGAATGCAACTGGATTTGATTGGTATCATAATCAAATCAATGCTACGTTTAAGAGTGGTATATTATATGAAGGATGGGGTCAAGTAAATGATAAAGTATTCCATGCCTTCCCTGCAGATGGTATGGCTATGCACTACTGTCCTTGGGAAATGCAGAAACATGTTTTAGATTCTGGAGTATTTAAAGTTAGTGAGGGTGACGTTGATCATATTGATAGGATAGATTCTGATCTTATCTTTGATTGTAGGGGAAAACCAGATGATTATTCTGAGTATGAGGAACTTATTAACCCTATTAATGCTTGTATCTTAGGGAAACCTAAATGGAACGTGTCTGAAGCATTTTGGAGTAGGCATGTTGCAACTCCTGATGGATGGGCATTTGTTATACCAACTCACCCACAGTCACCATCTCATGATTACTGTGTTGGGTATTGTTATAATAGTAATATAACTTCAAGAGCAGTTGCTCAAAGTAATTTCTTAGAGATGTTTGATGTACAGGTAAAACATCATGTTAATTTTAAGAATTATGTAGCAAAGAATGCTGTTATTGATGATAGAATAGTTCTTAATGGTAATAGATTATTCTTTTTAGATCCTTTAGAATCATCTTCTACTCAGACTTATATTGAGTTGGCAAGATTTGTTTTAAATAATGGAGTAAAAGATGCCTCTAATGAAGTTAGAAGATATATAAAACAGGTTCAAAACTTTGTACTGTGGCATTATAATTGTGGTTCTAAATACGATACTCCCTTTTGGGATTATGCAAAGTCATTAACTTTTAATGACCCTGAGTTTGATTCTATATTAGATTCTAGTATAAAATCTAGTGATTATGATATCATGGATCAAGCAAATAATAATTCTAGATTAGGGTATGGTCAGTGGACTCCCTATGCTTTTAAGTTATGGTATGATGGTATGATGAGGAAAGAAAAATGATTGTAGTAAGATGTAAACAGTGTAATACGGAGGTAAAAAGTAATTCACAATCTAAAAGTTGTGGATGTCCTAACATGCTAACTGTTACGGGTGATACTTTTAGTGCGGTTGACCTAACTAGTGTTATAGTGGTAAGATCTAATCAGGATAAACAAAAGGATGGTCTTACTTCACAAGATCTTGCATGGCAAGAGCAAAGACGTAAACGAAAAATTCGTAGAATGGATTTTGAAGTTCGATGACTGAAGAAACCATTAAAAAACTCTGCTATACTAAAGCAGAAATAGATGCAATGATTGCAGAAGCTGTAGAAGAGGCACGTAGAATAGATGAAGCCTCGATGGCAAAGCATAATAGAGAAGCAACTATCATCAGTATGATACTTGGATTTACTTGTCTTGCATTATTTGTTGATGGACTTCTTAGAATACTAGGAATCATTCCACCATTTATGCACCTTGATGTCAACATCATTGATAAGATAA